CGAGGGCAATGAGCGCCGGATGATGGGAACGACGTAGTGGATATGTCGGGACCGCATGAGGAAAATTAACGCTGTGAAAATCTGCTTAGGCGTTATTTCATTTCCAATGCTGGAGAGGTTGTGTCTTCATTGGCACAGCCTCTTTTTTTTGTACCCTTTTGGAACCCATTTTATGCACGTCGGGGACGGTGCACCCTCGCAGCTGCGCCTACACGTCGGGGGCGGGAGCTCCGGGCGAGCTGTTCGGTTTTTCCGAACAACTGAGGGGCATGGGGATGAGAATGGCAGCTGATGAGTGGATGGAAGGGGAACCATCGGGATGAGAATGGCAGCTGATGAGCGGGCGAAAGGGGAACCATCGGGGCGGGAATGGCAGCTGATGAGTGGGCGGAAGGGGTGCCATCGGGACGGGAATGGCAGCTGATGAGCGGGCGGAAGGGGCGCCATCGGGACGGAAGAGGAACCTTCGGGACGGGAGAAGTCGGCGGAAGGATGCCCTATGGGGCGAAATGAGGGCATTTGAGGGGCGGAAACCGGGGTGCCCGGAGGGTGAAAGGGGCAGGAATGACGGGCGCTCAGAGAGGCGGAAATGAGCGGTGGCGAAAGGGATGGAATAGAGGGTGCCGGAGGGGTGGAAAAGATTGCGGAGAAATGAGGGAAACACGGGGCGCTTGGAGGGGCGGAAAAGAGGGACGGAATGAAGGGGAAACAGAGGGTGGAAACGGGGGCTGAACAGAGGGTGGAAATGACCCCGAAAATAGAGGCTAACCTTGGGGGAAAATGGAGACGGAAGCGGGGGCAAAAGAGGGGGCGAAACGGAGGGTGAAAAATGAGGCGAAACGGAGGGTGGAACGTGAGGCGAAATGGCGGGTGAAATGAGGCTAAAATGAGGGCGGAAAAGAGGGGCTTGAACGGGCAGGAAAACGGAGGGGAAACCGGGGCGGAAAAAGGGGGCTTGGGAGGGCTTTGGAAGGGGCTTTCAGGGGGTGATTTTGGGGGTGTAACGGCGGGGATGCTGCCCCTTGGGGCGGAATGGCGAAAAATGGGCGTTTTTGAGGTTTGGAGTTACCTTTGGGGTTACGCTTTGGGGTTACCTTTTTCAATGAGTTTGGAGTTACTTTGGAGTTACTTTTCGGCATCAAAAAGAGGCTGTAAATGGTATGAAACTGCCCGAAAAAGAGGGAAAAAGAGCATAAAAACGCGGGATAAGTGGGGGAAACTACCCCTTTTTTGACGCTGAAAAAACCGTTTGGAATTGCCGCGACACACTGAAAAACAGTGTATTAGCGCGGCGATTCCAAAGAAAAACGGCGAAAAAGGTGCGTGTGTCGGCTTTTTGCGACTACTCTAAACAAACGCTACCGACCACCAAGGCGATGCCGGTGATCTCCTCGACGGGAATCTCGAACGGAGGGTATTCGACGTTGTCTGAAACGGCTTTCAAATGGTGTTCGTCGGCACCTGGCATGAGCCGTTTGACGAGTATTCCTTGCTCGCGTGTGGCAATAACATGACATTTATTCCACTGCAAGAAGCTTTTATTATTTAATATAGTACAGGCAACGACATCACCGGCACTGAACTTGGGGAACATGGAGTGCCCCGTGACTTCTATCATGAAATCTATCTTGCATAGACGGAATTTGGGGATGGAGTAATATTCCTTCACATCGTCGGCATGGATGCAGAAGGACTCACTCCCGAAGCCAGCTGCCGCTGTCGCCGAGACCAGTGGGATTGGTTTCAGTGAGGCATCACCGAAAAAAGCTGGGATGGCTTCGACCGTCTTTTCTTGATTTTTTTCTGTCTGTTCATCTGAAATAGCAGTTGGTCCGGTCAATTTTTTGACCATTTTACCTTCTCCTGTCATAACCCAAATGATATTTAATTGCGGATAAGTGGCGAAAACTTTTGTAAGTACGTCCTCTGTAATACCAGTTTTACTCTCTAATGTCCCTCGCGAAATTGCCGTTGAAGCATAGAATTCACGCTTTGTTACCCCTAAAAACTGGGCAAATTGCAAAATTCTTTGCTTGATTGGCGATTTTTTTTGTTCTTTCTCTTGCATTGTGGCGAAATATATTGTTCCTTTGCATCGGTGTTATGCTGTAACAGTCGCGCCAAAGATACAAAAAAAATTGGAGTAAATATGAGAAAAACTAATTTACATGGAAAAGAGAAGTGAGCAAATGGCCCAATGTGCGTTGAAAGGCCTCCAGGAGGTGGCAGAGACGTATGCGACGGACTTAGGAGAAGTGATCACGACGTACCGCTCGGAGCATAGCGAGGGGGAGTTGTCGGAGGAATTTAAGACATTATTAACAGCCCATTGTCTGGTGGAGGATTTACGCAAACGCGTAAATAGACTGATAAGTCGATAAGAGTAACCACAGCATAGGAAAAGAGTCATTAACGAATTAAAAACAACGAAGGATATGAAGAAGCAGATTTTCACGGACATTGAGACTAAGCGATTTTTGAGCAAGGCGTTTGGCTGCAGCCGGATGGCGGTGTGGCGCGCGCTGAACTTTGAGAGTAATAACGAGCGTGCGCAGCGGATGCGCTCGCTGGCGATGCAGCGAGGCGGACGGTTGTCGCACGACTATGTGCCGAACTGCGACGAGACGACGCACGACACGGCGGCGCGGACGATGACGCAGCGCTTCGGCGAGCACATCGTGTTGGTGGTGGACTATAAGATTGCGACTGCCTCGGTGTATGTGGACGGCGCGTTGCAAGGGTCGTATCAGAACATGTCGATGGCGGACTTCATGCAGCTGCAGTATGAAGCTGAGCAGATGGTGAACCGCCTGAATGGTTGAACCCCACGGAAAGCACGATGAACATGGAGTACCACGGTAAAATATTGTGCATCTCCTATCAAGACCTTATCAGTATGCCCAATCCCATTATGTCAGATTCTAACTTCAAAAAATTAGCTGCCACCGGCAAGATCAATAAAGTAAGATCTGGTGGCGGTGTTGGAAGCTATGCCTTGGTCGAGGTTGCGACGTTGCCGCAGCGGTTCCAGGAGCGCATTGTGGCGAAGTATGGGGACATGAAGGAGGACATCTTGCGGAACTGGTTTGGGAGTCACTTCCGGCTGGACGCGAAGGCACGGGCGTACTATATGGCATACCGATTGGAGAACGGCGAGGCATTGTCGCCGGAGCACATCGAGGAGTATGTAGCGAATGCCTCGACGATAGAGGCAGTGTTGGCGGTGTTGGCTGACGTGACGCTGATGAGGAAGGCGATGAAGGGGGACCAAGTGAACTGGTGTGAGTTGGCGGGTGCGATCAGCTTCTATCAGACGGAGTTCGGTCACACGTTGCCGCTGAGCGTGAACCGCTTCAAGAAGCGAGTGAACGACTTCAAGAAGTTGGGGTATGAGAGCTTGATCTCGAAGCGGTTTATGAACCAGAACCGGAGGAAGGTGAGCTGCGACATAGAGCGGTTGGTGTTGGCGATAGATGCGCAACCGGAGCGGCCGTATAACACGACGGTGGCGGAGCAGTATAACCTGTTTGTGCGTGGGGAGCTGACCATCTACGACCCGGAGACGGGGGAGGTCTACGCCCCGGAGGCGTATCGGGACCGTAAGGGGAACCCGATGGTCTTGAGCGAGAGCACGATTGTGAACATCCTGAACAACCCGAAGAACCGGGCGCTGCGGGCTAAGTTCCACAGCGACGAGTGGACGTTCAACAACGAGTACAGACCGTACCACCTGCGCCACCTGCCGACGTATGCCTTCAGCAAGATCTCGGCGGACGACCGGGACCTGCCGCGCAAGCTGTCGGACGGGAAGTATGTGCACGCCTACTATGTGAGCGACGTGTTGAGCGGAGCCATCGTGGGCTACTCGTACAACCGGAAGAAGGACACGGCGCTGTTTGTGGGGTGTATGCGAAACCTGTTCCAGACGATAGAGCGGAACGGCTGGGGCATACCGGCACAGATAGAGGTGGAACACCACTTGGTGCGGGACTTTGCGGACGAGCTGATGAAGGAGGGGGTTATCTTCCCGATGATCCGATGGTGTAACCCCGGCAACTCGCGCGAGAAGCGTCAGGAGCACGTGAACAGGGCGAAGAAGTACGGGGTGGAGAAACGGCATCAGGCAGAGATAGGTCGATGGTGGTCGAGCTTGGAGGCGAACCGTCCGAAGATACACAAGGTGTATGACGAGGATAACCACACGTATGTGACGAAGACCTACGGGTATGAGGAGTTGGTGGCGGACGACATCGCGATGATCCGTGCGTATAACAACCAGTTGCATCCGAACCAGAAGCTCTATCCGGGGCGCACACGCTGGGACGTGTTGTGTCAGAATCAGAATCCGGAGCTTGGGAAGCTGGACAAGGCGGTGGTGAGCCGCGTGATCGGCGAGCACACGGAGACGACGATTCGGCAGAATATGTACTTCACGGTGCAGTATGGGCAGTATATGCTGTCGAGCCCGGAGGTGATAGAGAAGTTGGAGCCGCGAAACTATAAGGTGGATGCGTATTACCTGCCGAACGAGGCGGGCGAGATTGAGGAGGTCTACATCTATCAGAAGGGGCGGCTGTTGGACACGTGCCGGAAGGTGCCGCGCTATAATGAGGCGACGGCGGAGCAGACGGCGGAGGACAGAGCCAACTACGAGGCACAAGCGCGGTATGTGGCGAAGTTCGACCGGATGATGCGCGAGGGCAAGGTGAAGAAGGTTGGCATCATGGAGCCGGCAGACGTGGCGGCGGTGATGGAGACACGGGCGGAGGCTGTGGAAGCGGCGGAAGCTGTGGCGCTGCCCCCGGAAGAGGAGGACTATTCGGAGTTTATGGACGAAGAGTATTGGCGACGCAAGAGCCACGAACAACTATAACAAAAAATAAGATCAGAGAAATAACACAACCGGGACGGAAGTCCCACAAAAAAGAGCATCGGATATGAATATTACGATTGAGCTGAAGAGCCGCATCGCAGCGGCTATCGCAGAGGACAGAGAGAATTACCCCAGTGACAACAGGCACGCTACGGTGTTGGGCATCGCGCCGAGTGTGTATAATGCCATCAAGAAGGGGAACTATGAGAAACAGGTGAGCGACGCGAACTGGGTGGGCATAGCCCGAAGGTTGGGCGTGAAGCTGCGCGAGGAGATAGCGTGGAAGGCGGCGAAAACGCCGACGTTCCTGTTCGTGACGGAGCAGTTGGAGCTGTGTCAGCAGAGTGGGCTGAGTGCGATCTTGTGTGACCAGCCGAACATCGGGAAGACGTATTCGGCGAAGGTGTATGTGCAGACGCACCGGAACGCGGTTTACGTGGACTGTTCGCAGGTGAAGACGAAGATGAAGTTGGTGCGGCAGTTGGCAAAAGAGTTCGGCGTGGGCAACAACGGGCGGTACAGCGACATCTATGAGGACCTGATAGCCTATCTGAACACGATAGACACGCCGCTGATCGTGTTGGACGAGGCGGGCGACCTGCACTATGAGGCGTTCTTGGAGCTGAAGGCGCTGTGGAACGCGACGGAGCGCGGGTGTGCGTGGTACATGATGGGCGCCGACGGACTTCGGGAGAAGATACACCGAGCGATAGAGGGCAAGAAGGTGGGCTACACGGAGATGTTGAGCCGCTACGGAGACACCTTCAGCCGAGTGACCCCGGAGGACGCCAAGGAGCGGGAGAAGTTCCTGAAAGCACAGGCAGCCATCGTGGCGCGGGTGAACGCACCGGAGGGTGTGGACGTGGGCAAGTTGGTGCTCCAGACGGGAGGCGGCTTGCGCAGGGTCTACACAGAGATCGAGAAGATGCGGCGGGAGCGGACGGGCGCCAACGGTTGAGGTAAGAGAGGAAAGCGATAGCTGAATAACATCATCGAAAGTCACAGGAATAAGGGAAAAATCAATATAGCGAATGAATCAGAGAGTAACGAAACGCGCATACACGGTCAAAGAGGTGTTGCGCATGCACATACCGAGTTATGAGTTTGACGGTAAGTGGTATGCTGCCATCGGGAATCCGGGCAGAGGTGGCACATGGATTATCTGGGGAGCCAGCGGGAACGGCAAGAGTTCGTTTGTGATGCAGTTGGCGAAGTATTTGAGCGGTTTTGAGCGGGTGATCTATGACAGTTTGGAGGAGGGTACGAGCCTCTCGTTTCAGAAGTCGCTGCGGCGGCACGGGCTGGAGCTGGTGAGCGGGTTGACGATCTTGGACCGGGAACCCATCGCGGAATTGGAGAAACGGCTGGCGAAGAAGAAGAGCCCCGGCGTGGTGATTATCGACTCGTATCAGTACAGCGGGTTGACGTACCAGAGTTATTGCCGGCTGAAGGAGCGGTTCGCGAAGAAGCTGCTCATCTTCATCAGCCACGCGGACGGGAAACGTCCGGAGGGACGGTCGGCGAAACGGGTGGAGTATGACGCGGATGTGAAGATCTACGTGAGCTGCTTCAGGGCGGTGTGCAAGAGCCGCTTCTTAGACCATCCGGGCGAACCCATCATCATCTGGGATGAGGGAGCCGCGAAAGCGCTCGCCGACGCGAAGGCGGAGGAGCGGGACAGAGCCTCGCCGGCGGAGGAGCCGGAGACGGCACCGGAAGAAGAGGATTCGAACGTGGTTCGAGGGCTGTTCTAAAAGAGAGATCAGAGCTATAAGACATCAAACATCATAACATCAAACAACACTTTAGGAAATGAGTACGAAAAGATCTATCATTGAGTTGCACCCGGAGAGCCGGGTGAGCCGGGAGATGTACGTCAGCCGAGGCTTCAGGTGCCCGTATTGCGGCGGGCACGGGAGCCTGGTGGGGCGCTACCCGGAAGAGGAGGATATAGCATGCCCGGACTGCGGCGGCAGCGGGGAGCTGATGGCGATGGTTACCGTGGAATGGAAAGCGGACGGAGGGCGCGAGTATGTGGAACAATAGCAACACGGAGCAGGTGCTGAACTACGCGCTGCGACAGAAACGGAGCGCGGTGTTGCACCAGATGCAGTTGGCGGGCATTGACACGGCTGACTGGAAACGGGTGGACGCTTTCTGCCAAAGCGGGCGCATCGCAGGGAAACGGTTTTGCCAACTGACCGAAGAAGAGTTGGACGCGGTATTGGTGAAGGTGCGGCTGATACGGCGTAAGGCGGAGCGGAAGCTTGCCGACGGCACCACCCCGAAAACGAAATAATAACCCCATTAAAACCGAAAAAAGATGGACATTAAAAGCAGAGTCAACGCCGCACTGAGCAAGGTGTTGGAAATGAACCAAGACTTGAATGACGCAGACTTCGAGCAGCTGTTGGACCAGATGAAGTATGCGATTGACGAGTTCCAAGAGGAGATGACGAACTGCATCGAGGAGCGGGAAGAGTGAGCCGAGCAGCAAGACACTATCACATCATCTAATAATCAACTAACCATTCATTAAAAAAAACAAAGATTATGACAGACATTAAGGATGCCCTGAAGGGTATGAGCGCGGAGGAGCGCAAGCAGTTGTTGGAAGACTTGAAGGAAGAGGAACGCAAGGAGGCGAGAGACCGCCGGGAGACGTATGAGACGCTGCGCTCGACGTTCATGGCGGAGGTAAGACAGAAGCTGATGCCGTTGGTAGACGACGTTCAGGGCTTCAGGACGTGGATTGAGACGGAGGCGGAAGGGTTCCGCAGCGTGATGCGCGAGTACAGCCGCCTGCGCACCGAGGGACAAGGGAGCTTCACGGTGGTGGACGGCGACATGAAGTTGGAGGTCAGGAGCAACAACGTGAAGACCTTTGACGAGCGCGCGGACTTGGCAGCGGAGCGGTTGGTGAGCTACCTGAAGGCATGGGTGAGCCACAGCGAGAAGGGTCAGGACGACCCGATGTACCAGTTGGCGATGACGCTGTTGGAGCGCAACCGTCAGGGGGACTTGGACTATAAGAGCATCAGTAAGCTGTACGAATTGGAAGACCGCTTCGACGGGGAGTACAAGGAGATTATGTCGCTGTTCCGGGAGTCGAACATCGTGCAGAAGACGGCGACGAACTACTACTTCTACCGCCGGGACAAGAACGGCGTATGGCACAGGATAGAGCCGAGCTTCTGCCGCCTATAGGAGGGCATAAACACCGAAAATCCTGCATAGGGTGATATGGTGTAACGAAGGAATGTATAAAAGCCCCGCAAGCGCATAGTTTGCGGGGCTAATTGTTGGAAAAAGAGGATAAAATGACTATATTTGCGCAAAGAAAAAACACATGGCGCGGGGACGAGACAGGGAGCTCATAGAGAAGCGAGATGCAGCTTTGTGCCGAAGATATTACTACTGGACAGAGAGGCAACGACTGCGTTTCGACGATGCGTTGCGCATCTTGTCGGAACGAGAGTTCTTTTTGTCGGAGGAGCGCATCATGTGTATTATACGCAAACGGCTTCACGAGGTGAAAGTGCATGGCGAGCGGGGTGTGCCGAAGGTACGGAAGCCGCATCTGAGCGCGGCGCAGTTGGAACTGTTTGCGGGCGAAGAATGAATGACTTCATATATAATCATGAGTATAATCATATCCCAATTACCTTAGATTGATTATTTGTTGAAAAGCCGTTATTAAAATATGGTTTAAACAAAGAGAGAACAGATGGCCTCCGCGAGGATCCCATCTGTTCGCTTTTTTCACAGGTCGTCGGTGCAAGACTCGGAGAGGCGGAATCGGAAGATGAGTTCGTAGACCTTGATGCCCTGCTGTAGGGAGACCATGTGGCTCTTGATGCGGGTCAGGGGGTTGGCATTTGGGGCGGGACGGAAGCCCTGAAGGGTGCAAAAGAGGGTGTGGGCGAGCTGCTGTCGCTGGACGACGCGGTCGAAGGTGTCGGAGGAGAAGTGTGTGTCGTCGTAGCAGTCGATGGCGAGGCGGACGGTGATTGTGGCATCGCCGCGCTGGACGGAACCGGTGAGGTCTTGCCAGTCGGTGTCGGCGTTGCCGATGAGACAGCAGGGGAATGTGACGGGATAGGTGTCGGTGTTGGTTTCGAGCTGACCGTAGTCTTCGTCGATGAGTGAGAGAGAGGGCATCGCCGATGCGACGCGCTGCATGATGGAAGTGAAAATCTGTGTCATATTATTTTAGGATTTTGTTGATTTCGTCTTGGATTCGGGCGATGGCGGCAGCGTTGAGCTGCTCGGATGGTCCGATGAATTGACGTTGGGGGATATTGATGGCAAGGTGCTCCTTGGGTGTTAGGGCGAGTCGGCGCCACGCTTCGGCTTCGTCGGAAGGTTTTTGGAGCTTGCTTCCGCCCCCCGCCTCGTAGAATCGCGCCCAAGCGTAGCGTCGCATCTTGGGAGTGACGGGGAGGTTGATGGTGCCACCGTCGTTGTGGATGGCGGCGTAGGGGAGATCGTTGGAGATGGTGACGGCACCGCTGCGGGGGGTGTACTTGATGGAGCTAAAGAGGTGGTTGCGGGAGGAAAGGAGCGTTGGGGCGCGGTCGCGCGCCAAGGAGGCGGAGGAGAGGCGCTTGGCGGGTTGCCACGGGGAAAGGGTGCTATCGACGAAGCCACCGAGACGGAAGTTGTTCTGAAAGTGGTCTTTAGCCATACGACCGAGTATGATTGGGAGGCGGCGCTGCTGTAGTTGTTGCAGCTGCGCGATGCCGCCTTTGAGTTTGGCAGAAAATTCTTCGAAATTCATGCTAAAAATTTGTTTTGGATAAATTAGTAGTTATATTTGCAGTCCCGATAGGTTTGGTGACTGGTGACGGCTCCAATGTAGTGGTTCTTAGAGACCGCGCCTACGGGTCTTTGGAAGGGAATCCGGTGAAGGGTTCCCTTTTTTTGTTACCTAAACTTTTAGATAGGGTATTCTCTGATTTGTTTTTCGCCATAGAGAACGACGATGACCTTGTGAATGGGTCGGGGAAGTTGTTTGCCCTCATTGTTATATTGGTATTTATACTTGTTGATAGAGCGCTTCAGCACCTTTTCGTCGAACATCGAGGGGTCGTGGAAATAGATGCAGAGGGTATCTGCCGTGGTCGAGACATCCTCACGTTTGTTGTATTTGATGATCTGCTGTTCTTTTTTGAAAAACGTAGCTCGATATGAGTCGGTCGGTGTTGCCATTGCTTTGATGTCCATCATTACGCCGTCGAGCTGCATGTCCAACGCCGGGTAAATTACGCTATTGTTTTTACGCTTCTTTTCATCGCAAAGAATAACCTTGTGCCCGCTGTGAAACAACTGCATGGCGCACTCACGCTCCAAGTCGGAACCGGACATAGTGCCTCCAAAATATTCTCTATCACCAGTGTCTGTATTATGAGATTTGTGAATTGCCAATACTCCACCACTTCTCTTGTCGAACAAAACCTGCTTGTAACGGTCGTCGGCTTTCATCTCTTCGAACATAGCTTGGACTCGCTTTTTGGGGTCTTTGACGCGTTCGATTGCCCGGTTGATGTAGCGGCAGTTGTTGCAGTCCTTGACGCGTCGAGCGGCGAGGAAACGGCGGAGGAAATTGGCGGGAGCAGCCTGATGGAATGCACAGTCGGCGCAAGAGGCGGGATAGTAGGGGTGGTCGTCGGAGAAGAGGGCTTTGGACTTGCCGGGATTCTCGTCGAGCCCCTGCTGGGCATCGTTGTGCGGGTCGGCGGAGGGCGCGGCGGGCGTGGCTGTTGGCGGTTCGTCGGTGGAGGTCAGCGAGCACTTACAGTTCCAACGATCGCCGGGACGGTGGTCGCTCCAGAAGGGGTCGTCGATGGGGCGAATGGTTCCCCAGAAGACTTGATGGTCGAGACCGGGATTGAGGGAAGTGGATGGCATCCACTTGAGGTTGGGGAACACGTCACGCTCTCGTTCGAACTGTTGCCAGTCGGCGGCTTGGTGGGCACGGAGGACGGCGGTGTCGTACTCGGTTCGGAGCCAGTCGCCGAACTGATGGGAGGCGATGGGGAGGACCTCCTTCTGCCACTGTTCGAAGGGCTTTAGAGCGCCGTTCGAATCGACGAGGAGGCGTGCCATGTCGGACTGTGCTCGATGCACCTTGAAGGCGGCAAAGACCTGGTCGGAATGGCGGAGCGCGTCGATGAAGTCGGCATCGAGGTCCGGGGTGTCGGCACAACCGGAGGTGACGGCATCGTCGAAGGTGCGGCACAGCTCGGCGAAGAGCGTGGGGTCAATCTCGTCGGGGCGGTAGCCGTGGGCACGGTAGATGTCGGCGAGGGCACGCCGGAGGAGGGTGTCGGAGATGCGGATGGAGGTCGAGACGGAGTCCGCGTCGTAGTAGAGGCGATTGACTACCACTCTAAAGGAGCCCCGGAGCGCTCCGGGGCGGGGCGAAAAAAACGGTTGAAGAAGTCGCGGAAGGCGTTCTTGGGGCGCTTCGGCTGTGGCTTGCCTTGGGGGGTGTTCGGGTCGTCTTTGGGTTCGTCTTTGGGTTCGTCGTTCGGGTTGTTATCTTGTGGCTGCTGCCCGAACTGTTGGAGCTGCTGCTGACGCTGCTGCTGCTGACGCTGCTGCTCCTGTTTGAGGGCCTTGTAGTTG